TTCCCTCCCTTAGTTGACCGCGACAGCCAAGCTTGCGCGTCCGCCTTGGTTTCAAAGCGTCCGCAAAGCGGGATTTGATGCGCTCCCCGTACTACGTACCACCCGCCCAACAGCCGGTTGTACACAATCCTAATCATGCGGCACCCCCGCCGAGCATCAATTCTTCGGCACCGAAAACCGCGAACGCCCCGCAAACCTCGCATCCGTACTCGCGCGCGTCGGGTTCGCACCCGTCCGCTTCTTCCCCGCAAGCCGTGCAAAATCCAATATGATCGTCGGCTTCGACCGCTTCAATAATCCGTTCCATTTCGATTATCATAAAATTACCCTTTTAGTGTTGATTGTCTATTATTGACTAGCAATAGGTATGCCGTCAAGCAATAAAAATTGTATAGCCCTTTTGTGTGCTGTACCCCTTCAGCGTTACCCCGTGAAAACCAAGCTTTGCCGTCAGCGCGTGAGCCGCAGCAGCATGTACAGCCTCACCGCTAAGTTCGTAAGGGTACGGTATCGAAACCCGCGCCCCGTCGCCCGTCGCACTGATGCGCGAACCGCAAAAATTAGTAGCGCCGTGGTACTTTGTCGTGATTATTTCGAGCATTGTTCTACCCCTTTTGCATTGTCGCCGTCCAGGATTCCAGGCGTATCGTAAAATGTCTGCATATCGCAAGCCGCGCAGTATTGTCGCCAATTCCCGCCAATGCCAAGGGCTACCGTTTGCACTGGTACGCCATCAAGCGCACCATCACAGTTAAAGCAGCGGCCTAATTGATGCGCGAAAACAGGCCATTCTATTTTCTTGTACATTATTTTCCCCTTTTAAAAATCACGCGACCGTCGAGTACTTCCACGCTCGCGGGTACCGGCTTACCGGCGGTGAGCGTATCCCAGCACGTAGCGCAACATTGTGTTACATGATCGCCCTGTGTCGCGATAATCCAGCGCCGGCAATCAGCTATTGCGCGGCAAGCGCGGCAGAAAATAGCGCGACCGGCGCTATACTTCAACAGATTACGATTAATTGTTAATTGCATGTTTACCCCTTAAAATTGGTACGCACAATTCGCGCCCCTATACCCTTGCGGGTATAGAATCGAACACTATCCCACTACGAAGCCGCTGGTATCCTTCACGGCTTTACCCTTGGCGTACAAGGCTACCAGTGCGCGCCGTGGTTCAATGCTGCGAACGTCGGAATTGTCGCCAGCGATTACTTTACGCCCTAGAAAACGAGCGGGTATATCGCGCTCAAAGCGGAAAACCGCAGCTATTCGCATTTTTTGATCAAGCGCTTTTTTGACGAATTTCTGAAAAGCCGGTACGCCTGAGTACGAGAAAGTGATATCGTAATTCGCGGGCAAGTTCCTGCGATTAGTCAATTTTGAATAGTCGTAGAATTGAACGTCGGGAAAGGCTGCCATAAGATTAGGATAGGCTACGCCGTCAATTTTTACGGGTATATTTTCCCAGCGGATATCTGAAGTTCCATTCAATCTTACGAGCGGCACGTAGAATTTGCCGGTAAACCTTCCTTTGAATCTCACGGGGCGCTTGCGCGCAGCTTTCACAAGCTTGCGGATAGAGTAAACAACGTCCGCCATGAATGCTTCGCGATCCTCGAAAAAACGTCGCGTTTTTGCAATTCTAGAGCGTTGAATGCTAGTATAAACGCCCCCCATTCCTGCGGTATTCAAGCAAGGGGTTTTGCAAGCTGCGAGTAACGCCAACGGGCATACCTGATAACCAGATAAATCGGCGGGCGCTAAGTAAAGCATGCCGGTCAAAAAGCCGATTGCCTCGCCCTTGATACCCTTGGCGTTGCTCGAAATGCTGAATAATTGTTTCATGGTCTACCCTTTAATTGTGATAACAGAGTGATTAAAAATCACGGTAACGCGGTCGCATTCCAGAGCGCGCACGTTCGCGCCAGTGATATCGATCACCGGCCTGGAAATGGTACCCGCTACCTTTCGAGCGCCGGTATCCGATAGCATCAACATCGCGCCGGTATCGTTCCACGCGACGTTGTAACGAGCGCCATTAGTGAAACCTGCGTTTGCGAGCCGGTCACCTTCGAGCCATATACGCGAGCGCGGGATTTTCTTTGCCGCGCCTACTTTGGTCGAGATTCGGGCTACATAAACAAGGGACAATGCGCGAGTGATTGTGGAATTCCGGCCTGCAAAAATGTTTTCCATGATTTTTACCTTTAAAGTGTAACGACAGGTTGCAATACTTCAATTTCATAACCAAGCGCTGTAATTGTTTGAAGCGCATAAGCGGTGAGGGTTTTAGTTCGAGCAAGCTGCGCTAAAAGCTTGGATTTCTCGCAATGCGGGTATACGGCGCGCTGCCCATAGTTATATTCGATTCGCACTGTTATGGTGAGCGCTTCGCGACACAGTGAACTGATTGAAGCCATGTGATACCCCTTTGAGTGAATGAATGATGTAGTGCTGGAATCAATACTATCGATCAATGTATTGACTGTCAACTGATCATTTATACAGTAGTGGCATATATTTTCAGTTGTTTTTTTCGTGCTAGTATATGCGCACGATGGATACTCCAAAAATACCCGAGGAAAAACCTGGAATTCGGCGGGCGAAGCGACTATCGCGAAGCGAAATAGTTGATGGTCTTAAGCGCACCCCAGTAGCTAGTGTGCTGCTCGGCGCACAAAGCAAGACTCGCAAGCTAACTGCTAAACAAGCTGCTTTTGCAGAGCGCATCGTGATGGGAGATTCCAAAGCGGCAGCATACCGAGCGAGTTACGATACACACTCTACGCCGGAGATACAGAGCTTGGAAGGCCAGCGATTGACAAAAAACCCCGTGATCGCTCTACAGATAGACTCGTTAAGGCTGGCGGCTGAGGCTGCGAATCATGCCACACCTGCAGCTTTGCGGTCGCTCGTAATACAAAAGCTTACAGAAATCGGGATTGATCCGTCCCATAAAACCGCGCAACGGCTGCGGGCGCTCGAACTACTGGGGAAGGTAACAGAAGTCGCAGCATTCACAGAGCGCAGAGAACTGATACACACTGATTCGGCGAGTGATGCGCGCATAAAGCTGATAGCTAACCTGCGGTTGGCGCTCGCAAATAATCTACCGTCGTATGTGATTGAAGCCGCCGAGCGTAACATTGTTACAGATAGCTCGGTGGAACCGGTAGAGTTTGAACATGTAGAGCGCGAGCATGTAACGGGATACGGTGAGCAAGACGACAAGACCAGCAAGGCAGGGCTAGACGACGCGCTCGCGCAGGATTCCGAAAGTCTAGATTGTGGAAAAAGCACCCCCACGCCACCCCACCCCACCGCAGAAATTTCTAGGGCAGGCCGAACCCTTGCTTAGTAACCCACGCATCCAATCCCAATTTTTTTACAACGCCTTGAAATCAAACAACAATCTCACTATAACACCTGTTATAGTGACATACTTTCTCACTATAACACCTGTTATAGTGTCCCCCCTTGTAAAAGAAAACGGGTGCAAAAAATTTTATATACAAAATTTTTGCACTGCACAAAAGAGTAAGGTAAAAACCCGTGAAAACTGATACTTTAGTAGGAGGTTGCACTGCACCAATTGGCTGTATTACTTGTCGATGGAGCGAAGATAGTATGAAAGGGTTAATGTGTAAGTATTGGGGCAAATTAGCTTATAAGAAATGTAGTAAGTGGGAACGAGAAACGGGGACAGACTAATGACGCCCGCACAGAAAGAGATATATTTAGTGATAGATGAGTGGTGGAAGAGGTTTGGGTTTGGGCCATCTATAGATGATGTAATGGAGTTGACTGGTCAAAAGGGTAGGGGGAATGTAGCTAGGAAAATGTGGGTGTTAGTAGACTTAGGAGTATGTAAGGGTGTAAGAACTAGGGCTAGGTCTATCAGACCTTATGGATTGAGGGTTCGTTCAATTGAGTAATTTGGACTCAGTTAGTGATGATGGGCTATTTGAGATATTGAGAGGTTTACCTCCAGATAAACTAATGGAGGTGATAGATCAATTACCCGCTGGTCAAAGGGATCATTTGTCTTTGATGGCGGAGGAGTATGCAAAGTCTGTTAAGAGGGAGTTGGGTCAGAAAGACTTTATGAGTTATGTAAAGGCGATGTGGCCTGTGTTTATAAATGGGCAGCATCACGCTGTTATGGCTAAAAAGTTTGAGGATATAGCCAGTGGGAAGATTAAGAGACTTATTATTAACATGCCGCCACGGCATACAAAGAGTGAGTTTGCTTCGTATTTACTACCTTCTTGGTTTTTAGGTAAGTTTCCAGAAAAAAAGATAATCCAGGCATCAAACACATCGGAGTTAGCGGTTGGATTTGGTAGGAAGGTACGTAACTTAGTAGATAGCGAGCTATACGCGACTATATTTCCCAATGTTTCATTGCGGCATGACTCTAAAGCTGCCGGTAGATGGTCAACTAACAAGAACGGCGAGTATTTTGCTATAGGAGTAGATGGGACTGTTACGGGTAAGGGCGCGGATTTGTTGATTATTGACGATCCTCATTCAGAACAAGAGGCAAAGTTAGCTGAATCTAACCCTGCTATATATGATTCTGTGTATGAGTGGTTTACATCTGGCCCTAGACAAAGGCTACAACCTAACGGGGCTATAGTTATCGTTATGACCCGATGGGGAAAACGAGATTTAACAGCCCAGGTCTTAAAAGCCGCTGCCCAAAGGGGTGGCGAGGAGTGGGAAGTCGTTGAATTTCCTGCATTAATGCCTTCTGGAAATCCTTTATGGCCTGAATTTTGGCCTTTAGTTGAGCTTCAAGCATTAAAAGACGAACTTTCTAATAGTAAATGGCAAGCTCAATACCAACAAAATCCTACATCTGATTCTTCGGCTATTATTAAGAGAGAATGGTGGAAGGTATGGGATTATGACGAAGCTCCCATGTGTAATTTCATATTGATGGCGTGGGATACCGCTTTTGAAAAAAGTAACCGTGCTGACTATTCTGCTTGTACAACTTGGGGAGTGTTTAGCCTACAAGATGATAACGGAAAACAGCAGGCAAACATTATTCTCCTTAATGCCATAAGAGATAGGGTAGAATTTCCTGAATTAAAAAGGATGGTATTGGATCAATACAAGGAATGGAAGCCGGATTCTATAATTATTGAAAAGAAAGCTTCTGGAGCGCCTCTAATTTATGAATTACGAGCCATGGGGATACCTGTACAAGAATTTACCCCGACCAAAGGAAACGATAAGATAAGCAGATTAAATGCTGTATCTGATCTTTTTGCATCTGGCAGGGTGTGGACTCCTAATATGCATTGGGCGGAGGAAGTAGTAGATGAAGTAGCCTCATTTCCTGCCGGTGACCACGATGACTATGTAGATACTGTATCTATGGGGTTAATGAGATTTAGAAAAGGCGGTTTTTTAACCACCAACCTTGATGAAGAAGAGCCGGTTCGTAAACATAGATTTCATCGTGAATATTATTGAGGATTGCCATGAGCATTGATAAAGCGCTGTACCAAGCCCCCGTAGGGATGGAATCCCAAGACCGAGATATTGAGATTGAGATTGAAGACCCTGAGTCTGTCACTATTGGCATGGATGGTTTGGAAATTAAAATAGAACCTGGGGAAGAGGTTGGTTTTGATTGCAACCTAGCTGAAGAGATGGACGAGGGCCAGCTTTCGACCCTGGCAGGAGAACTGCTGGAAGACTACGACAACGATCTTAATTCCCGTAAAGAGTGGCTTACCACTTACGTAGACGGGTTAAAGCTCCTTGGTTTGAAGTACGAAGAGCGTAGCGAACCTTGGCAGGGAGCTTGTGGGGTAACTCATCCGTTATTAATGGAGAGCGCAGTTAAGTTTCAGTCCGAAACAATCATGGAGACATTCCCGGCTGCTGGGCCGGTGAAGACTGTGATTCTTGGTAAAGAAACTACTGCAAAGAACGAGGCTTCAGTTCGCGTTGCTGCTGACATGAACTATGAATTGACTGAGGTCATGCGGGAATACAGACCTGAACATGAGCGTCTTTTGTTAAGTCTGTGTTTGTCAGGTAACGCTTTCAAGAAGATTTACTTTGACCCGTCGATGGATCGGCAGACTGCGGTTTACATCCCTGCTGAAGACATCATTGTTTCTTATGGCACAGCTAATCTGGAAAGCGCAGAGCGCGTAACACACCGGATGCGGAAAACCAAGAATGAGTTACGCCGGTTACAGGTTGCAGGGTTCTACCGTGATGTTGATCTTGGTGACCCTATTGTAATTATGGACGAGGTAGAGAAGCAGAAAGCAAAGGATCAAGGCTTTGCAGCAACAGTAGATAACCGTTTCCAGTTGCTGGAGATGCATGTTGACCTTGATCTGGATGGCTATGCTGATGAAGACGAGGACGGGGAAGCTACCGGTATAGCCCTGCCTTATGTAGTAACAATGGAGAAAGGCACTAACACGATACTGGCTGTACGGCGTAATTGGCTTGAGGATGACAAACTTAAAGCCCGTCGCCAGCACTTCGTGCATTACGGATACATCCCCGGATTTGGGTTTTATTACTTCGGGTTAATACATCTGATCGGTGGACATGCGCGAGCAGCCACATCCCTTATTCGTCAGCTAGTAGATGCTGGCACATTGAGTAACCTTCCCGGTGGATTAAAGGCGCGTGGGCTTCGCATCAAAGGAGATGACACTCCCATCTCTCCCGGCGAATTCCGTGATGTCGATCTGCCGAGTGGCGCGATTAGGGACAATATCTTGCCCCTGCCATACAAGGAGCCTAGCCAAGTCTTGGCTGCGCTGATGGATAAGATAGTTGCGGACGGACAGAGGTTTGCAGCTACAGGTGATCTGAAGGTCAGTGACATGTCGGCACAGTCCCCGGTTGGGACTACGCTGGCAATATTGGAGCGGATGTTGAAGGTGATGAGCGCTGTACAAGCGCGGATTCACTATTCGATGAAGCAGGAGTTTAAGTTGCTTGCGGGAATTATCCGTGACAACACTCCAGAAGAATACGACTACGAGCCGGAAGTTGGTAGCAAGAAAGCTAAGAAAGCCGACTACGACATGGTGGATATCATCCCTGTGTCCGATCCTAACGCCTCAACGATGAGTCAACGTGTAGTTCAGTTTCAAGCTGTGCTTCAGTTGTCTGCTGGCGCTCCGCAGATATATGACTTGCCTTACCTTCACCGGCAGATGATTCAGACGCTGGGCGTAAAGAACGCAGAGAAGATTGTCCCTGATAAGACGGACATGAAACCAGTTGACCCCGTTTCTGAAAACATGAATTTGATGAATGGCAAACCTGTTAAAGCGTTCCTCTTGCAAGACCATGAAGCCCACTTGGGTGTTCACATGGCTGCTTTGCAAGACCCTAAGATTCAGAAGATTATGGGGCAGAACCCGCAGGCACAGGCTATTGGGGCGGCGGGTATGGCGCATGTCATGGAGCATGTAGCGTTCCAGTACCGCAAAGAAATTGAGAAACAACTTGGAGCCGCACTTCCCCCAATGCAGGAAGAAGGCATGGAAGCAGAAGATCGCACGTTGCCGCCTGAGATTGAGGTGCAGTTGTCGCAGCTTGCAGCACAGGCAGCAGCAAAACTCTTGCAGAAGAACAGTGCGGAAGCGCAGCAACAGCAAGCACAGCAGCAAGCACAAGACCCGCTGATGCAGATGCAGCAGAAAGAGCTTCAGATCAAGGAGAGCGAAGTCCAGCGCAAAGCGCAAGCCGATGCAGCGGACGCAGCGTTTAAACAGCAGCAGTTGGCGCTTAAAGGAACGGAGATTCAGGGTAAGCAGCAATTGGATGCAGCGAAGCTGGCGGTTGAGTCTAGCAAGCATCAGGAATCCTTAAGTCAGCAGGGAATAGCGGCACAAAATCAAGCTAATGCTGATATGGCAAAACATTCCAAAGATAAGGTTCTTGATTACACAAAACATCGTGAACAGCTACAGCATCAGCAGAAACAGAAATTTGCTGATCAGCAACATGCTGTAAATCAGGATCGGGCTAAAGCCCAACGTGAAGAACAAATGAGATTGCAGGAAAAAGCCAAGGAGCCAATTGAATGAGTTTCTCAACGCCATTTGATTACATCAAATCAAAAATTGATGAACGGCGCACGGAAATAGAACAGCACTTGGGGCGCGGCGCTGTGAAAGATTACAGCGAGTATTTAAAACTTTGCGGAGTCATTCAGGGTCTGGACTACGTAAAGGAACTAATACAAGACCTGCAAAAGCGAACGGAGGAAGACGATGAGTGAAGTTTCAGTCTTGCATAAAGAGGTAGAAGAGCCGAAAGCAACGCAGTTACCCAGCCCTTCGGGGTTTCATATTCTGTGTGCTGTTCCTGAAATCAAGGATGAATATGAGAGCGGGATTGCCAAGGCTGACATCACGAAGAACTTTGAGGAACGATTGACCACGGTGTTGTTTGTCGTGGCACTTGGCCCTGACTGTTACAAGGATGCATCCCGGTTCCCATCTGGTGGTTGGTGCGAAGAAGGTGATTTTGTTTTGGTGCGCCCTAATACGGGGTCGCGGCTGAAAATTCATGGACGGGAATTCCGTCTTATCAACGATGACAATGTCGAGGGAATTGTGCAAGACCCCCGTGGCATTGCCCGCGCATAAGGAGATTCAAATGGCTGAAGCTGCATATAAGTTCCCTGACGAAGTGGAAGACGCAACTGTTGAGGTGGAAGTAGCTCCGGAGGTAGAGGTCGTAGATGATACGCCCGCCGCAGACCGTAACCGGGAGCCGCTGCCACAGGCAATAGTGGAGGAACTGGAAAAGGATGATCTGGCGGAATATTCCACCAAGGTGAAGCAGCGTCTAGGTCAGATGAAAAAGGTCTGGCATGATGAGCGCAGGGCAAAAGAGTCAGCCACGCGTGAGCGGGAAGAAGCGATCAATGTAGCCCAGCGGTATATTGCTGAGAACAACGAGCTTAAACAAAGACTGGGCGCTGGCGAGAAAATGCTTATAGGTGCGGTTACCAAGACCGCCACAGATGAGCTTTCTGCGTCCAAACAGAAGCTGAAAGAGGCTTATGAGGCTGGTGATGCTGACGCAATTGCGAACGCACAAGAGGCGATGACGGATGCAAAATTTAAACTTCGTGATTACCAGAGTTATAAGCCTACTTTACAAACTCAAAGAAATGGGGTAGAACACAATCAACAGGCACAAGCACCACAGCAAGTCGTTGATCCCAAGGCAGAAACTTGGCGTCAAAAGAATACTTGGTTTGGTGTTGATGAGGAGATGACAGCCCTCGCACTAGGTCTGCATGAAAAACTTGTCAAGGAAGGCGTTGATACGACTAGCGATGCGTATTACAGCCGACTGAACAGTACGATAAGAAAGCGATTCCCTGAATACTATGAGGGGGATCAAACGGAATCGACGGGCAGGCCCGCGAACCGCAAAGCATCAGTTGTAGTTGCTCCATCTACGCGTAGCACCGCGCCAAACAGAGTGCGATTAACACAGACGCAAATGGGTCTAGCGAAGAAATTCGGACTCACCCCTGAAGCGTATGCGCGTGAAGTAATCAAATTGGAGAACACAAATGGTTGATGCTACTAATCGTACGGATCGTGAACAAGAAGCTCGTGCAGCAACACAACGCGCAAAGCGTTGGGAACAACCAACTGGACTGCCCACTCCTCAACCGGAAGAAGGGTATTCGTTCAGGTGGGTACGGACAGCTTTGCTGGGTCAATTTGATCCCACAAATACGTCTGCAAAATTCCGTGAAGGTTGGGAACCTGTAAAAGCGGAGTCGCAACCGCAAATGCATGTTTTTTCTGATCCTAACAGCAGGTTTAGAGGCAATATCGAGATTGGTGGGCTTTTACTGTGCAAAATTCCTAAAGAATTTATGGAGCAACGCGCAGCATTTTATAACAAAGCATCCGCAGATCAGATAAAAGCCGTAGATAACAGCTTTATGCAGTCCAACGATGCGCGTATGCCTCTCTTTAGTGAGAAGAAATCCGATGTTTCGTTTGGTCGTGGTAATTCTTAACTTATATATCAGGAGTCCTTAATGGCTTATCCTACTGTTTCAGCGCCCTACGGGTTAATCCCCGTAAATCTGCTGGGCGGACAGGTCTTTTCCGGTTCAACCCGGCAAATTCCTATCACTACGGCACACGGCACCAGTATTTACTTTGGTGATGTGGTTCTCATGTCTTCAAATGGCTGTATCACTACGGCTGTTTTTACTGCGACCACGGTTAATGTGGTTGGTATCTTTATGGGTTGCAGCTATATCAACTCATCGGGCCAGCGCATTTATGGTCAGTATTACCCCGCTCTGACCGCCGGTACCCCGGATACCACGAGCGCTATTATCGCGTATGTTGCGGACGATCCTGATCTGGTGATGAAGACCGCGATTGTTTCTGGAACTACCACTGTTGCTCAAGCTACTCGTGGAACGATGGTTGGCGGAAATGCCGCGCTGGTGGTTAATGCTGGTAGTACGACCACCGGCAACAGCGCACATTGCGTTCTGAATAGCACCGCAACCACGGCAGCAATCCCGTGTAAAGTTGTGGATGTTGTGCCTGATACCGCACCGGCTACCGGTTCCTTTGTCGAAGTTCTAGTAGCTTGGAACCAAGGCATTCATCAATATCGCCTTGCAACCGGCGTCTAGGAGAATAAATAATGGCTATCTCACGCGCACAACTACTTAAAGAACTTCTTCCGGGTCTGAATGCTTTGTTTGGTCTGGAATACAAGAAGTATGGTGAAGAACATAAAGAGATTTTTGAGATTGAAACCTCTGAGCGTTCTTTTGAAGAAGAAACAAAACTGTCGGGTTTCTCGGCTGCTCCGGTCAAGTCTGAAGGTAGCGCAATCGCCTATGACAACGCCCAAGAAGCATGGACTGCCCGCTACCAACACGAAACCATTGCCTTGGGTTTCTCTATCACTGAAGAAGCGGTGGAAGACAACCTGTATGACAGCCTTTCGGCTCGTTATACCAGAGGTCTGGCTCGTGCTATGGCGTACACCAAGCAAGTTAAGGCAGCTACAATCCTTAACACCGCGTTTACTGGTGGCCCGACCTATGGTGACGGTGTTGTCCTGTGTTCCGCTTCGCATCCGCTGGTTTCTGGCGGTACGAACAGCAACACGGGCGGTGCTGCTGACCTGAATGAAACCTCCCTTGAGGCAGCGGTAATTCAGATCGCCGGTTGGACGGATGAACGCGGTCTGCTCATCGCTGCGAAGCCCAAGAAGCTGGTTCTTCCCCCGGCGCTGATGTTCGTTGCGACTCGTCTTCTGGAAACGGAACAGCGTGTCAGCACCAACAACAACGACATCAACGCGCTGAAGAACAACGGCTCGATTCCGGGCGGGTATTGCGTCAATCACTTCCTGACTGACACCAATGCTTGGTTCCTGACGACCGATGTTCCGAATGGTCTGAAGCACTTTGTCCGTTCGCCATTGAATAACTCAATGGATGGTGACTTTGACACCGGGAATGTTCGCTACAAAAGTAGAGAACGGTACAGCTTTGGTGCCAGCGATCCGTTGGGTATCTTTGGGGCATCAGGTTCTTCTTAAGAATCAAGTAGTTAGTTTTACTAAGGCCACCTTTGGGTGGCCTTTTTTATTGCTTAGTTGTTTTTTGATGTTGTAGGGGTTATACTTCCTGTATCAAAGACCTCACAGGAGACAGGCGTGGACACTACAGGGATGCCAAAGACACGAAAGGAAGCGCAGACCACAGGGGCCAAGTATTACTTCACAGGAGAGCCGTGCAAGCATGGGCATATAGCGCCACGCAAGACAAAGGGGGCTTGTATCGAATGTATAAAAGTAGAGTGGAAGGAGGCGCTAACAAAACGAGCTACCTATTTTGCTGACTACAACAGGTCGGACGCAGGGCAGGCATCTAAGAAACGGTATTACACAGCTAACACAGATTTGGTAAAAACAAAGGCTTTGGGGAGGTCGAATGAGCAGCGTCAGACCTATAGGAAAATATGGAAGCTACGCCATCCGGATGAGGTAAAAGCTAGTACAAAACACCGTAGGGATAAACATAAACAAGCTACTCCTCCTTGGCTCACTGCCGAACATAGGGTGCAAATCCGCCAGTTTTATTTGGACGCTATGGCGACTACCAGAGTTACAGGCGTTAAGTATGTAGTAGACCATATAGTCCCGTTGAGGGGGGAGTCAGTGTGTGGGCTGCATGTTCCGTGGAACCTTCGGGTAGTCACTAGGGAAGAGAACCTAAAGAAGTCAAATAAGCACCTTGACGCAACAGCATCCGAGGTGTAAAAATGGGACAAAGGGTGGCAATCTGGCAGCATCTGGAGCATGGACAGGAACGATAAGCCCGTTACCACGCAGCCACCCTTGTATTTTTATCTGGGAATTTTTACGCATAGCGACTGCCCCAGCAGACTTGTTAGAGACTCTATGCGGATGTGCTAACACACAAGGAGTTTCAAATGGCTATTTCGACTTTCGACGGCCCCGTCCGTTCACTTAATGGTTTCTATTCCCAAGGTAACGGCAACGTCATTACTCTTGGCGCTACGGTAACCCTTTCTGTTGCTACTCACGCTGGTCATATCTTGCTGGTTCCTGCAACCTGCGCGATTACTCTTCCGACGATTGTAACAACCGCCGATCCGGTTACTTCTGGCCCCGGCTCTGACCCGAATACGGTTAGCAACATTGGCGTTGCGTTCAACTTGTTCTTCAACGTCATCTCGGCTGGTGCTACGGCGCAGACGGTGACCTGTGGTGGTTCAGACAAACTTGTTGGTACATTGGGCGTTACGTCCACGGTCTATAACGCGTTTGCGTCTGTTACCAGCACAATTATTACGCTGAATGCGACCACTACTGGTGGCGCTGCGCGGGGTAGCCAGATCACTCTGGTGCCGCTGGCGGCTAACCTCTGGTCTGTAAATGGCGTTCTGGTGGGTTCCGGCACTGCTGCTACGCCGTTCTCTTAATCTTCTGGGGGCTTCGGCCCCCAATTAACATCTTAGGAGATTACTGTGATGCAAACAGACGTTCTATCAGCACATCTAAACAGCAGTGGTTTTGCTGTCCTTGGGCGCTATAGGCTTAAAAGCCTACTGTATATTGCTTCGGCTACGGCTGGAACTATTAACGTATACGACACCACCACCGCCCCAACTGCTGCTACTACGGGGTATGCTCAGTCAACCAATACCGTTACGGTTACTAGCACCGCACATGGTTTTATAGTCGGGCAACAAGTCGGGATTACTTTCGGTTCGGTTACGGGTGTATCTGCTACCAATGGAAACTATAAAGTAGTTACGGTTGCAGATGCTAATACCTTTACCGTTACTGACATCAACAGCAGGACAATTGTTGGCGGCGCTTGCACTTTTACTACAGGCCGTTGGATGACTTCAATTGATACGGCTGCGCTTACCACCTCTGGAGTGCCGCAGAACCAAAACGTGTTGATTCCGGGCGAGGGTATTATTGCCTATACCGGCATGTATATTCTTCAAACAAACCAAACTGGCGTAACCATTTATTACGGATAAACATGCAAACAAACAAAGGGTTCAATCTGGCGGGTAAGAAGTTGATGATAGGGCTTCCCGCCTATGACCACAAAGTAACTGTAAGCATGGCGGTTTCATTGATGAAACTTAGCCAGATGGTGTTACAGCACGGGATTGATATACAGGTGAATAGCATCTGTGGTTGCTCTGTTGTTTCCCGTGCGCGTAACGTCATTGCCAAACAGTTCTTGGAGTCTGATTGTGACCACCTGATGTTCATTGACGCGGACATGACGTTTGAGCCTGAGTCAGTCATCCGGTTAATGGCATGGAATCAAGCCCGTGGGGTTGTCGCCGGTGCTTATCTAGCCCGTAAAGAATCAAAGACCTACATCCTGTCATTAGATGGCGGAGATGGGATCAATGGCTCTCGTGGCAAAGTTACGATGGATGAAGACGGTCTTGTCAGGGCTTTCCGTGTAGCTACGGGCTTTATGATGATCCAGAAGCAAGTCTTTACCAAGTTGGCTGAAATGCATCCTGAGTGGAAGCATATGGACACCAACAGCCCACAAACCCTTTACAGCTTCTTTGACTTCTTGGTAACCCCTGAAGGCATGATTGGCGAAGACTTTCTCTTCTGTGATCGTGCGCGTGAGGCTGGGTTTGAGGTGTGGGTTGACCCGACTATCAAGCTGGGTCACATGGGCGTGATTGAGCATAAGAGTGACTTTGGTGTTGACGTTCTGTATCCGTCCATGATTTCAAACCAAACCATGAGTGAAGCAGCGTGAGCCATATAACAGTAGCCCCGATCACATGGAAAGTAGAGCGTTTGATGTGTGATTGTGGCGGTGAGTATCAGCATAAGTTTAGTGTTAAGTACAAAGCAAAACCTTTTACGCATGTGTGCAACGAATGTAACGCTGTAGAAGAGACTGTAGATATTTACCCCAAAACTGTATGGGTGGAAAATTGACACAAGCATGGACAAGAAAAGAAGGCAAGAGTGCGAAGGGTGGTCTGAACGCGAAGGGGAGGGCTTCTTACAACGCAGCCAATCCCGGAAAGCCCGGATTGAAGCCACCAGCACCGCATCCAAAAACAAAAAAAGACGCTGGAAGAAGGAAGTCTTTTTGCGCGAGGATGACGGGTATGGAGGGGCCGATGAAGAAGCCCAATGGTAAACCAACACGTAAGGCGTTATCTTTAAAAGCATGGAACTGTTAACAAAATCTTGCACTCGTTGCAAAGAAATAAAACCGCTTGACGCGGTAAATTTCCCATTGCATAACAAAACAAAGTCTGGATTTGATAGCTGGTGCCGCGCCTGTCGAAATGATTACCGTAATGCCAATTGCCGTGGAGCATACCGCAACGCAATTACTGATGAAACTTTAGCGGATTTAAAATTAACCATAATGCAGTGCGTTATTTGTGGCGATGAAGGAAAGCTGGTAGTTGACCACGACCACGCAACAGGCAAAGTAAGAGGTATGCTGTGCAACCATTGCAACCGTGGACTTGGGCATTTTAGAGATGACCCGACGCTTTTAGAGTTTGCCGCTCAGTATTTATACGCTTCATGTGATAGCCCCAAATGGGAAGAATATTTAAAATCGCCGCCTTCGGGCTTGGAACTGCTAGGAGATAAACATGGCTGATGAAATTTCTGGTAAGGCTCTGGCTGATCTTAAAGTGCAACAAGCCGAGGCAGATAGGGATAAGAAGGAAGCTAAGGCACCAAATACTAGGTCTACAATGGGCGAAGGAAGGCTTTTTGGTAGCGCCGGAGAAGACGAGCAGGCGGCTCAAAACCGTAGAGAGATTAACAGACTCCCCGCTAAAAAAATGGCTCGTGGTGGCGGCATAGAATCTCGCGGTAAAACCAAAGGCAGGTTTGTGTAATGCCTTCTACCTCTGCAAAGCAGCATCGTTTCATGCAAGCAGTAGCTCATAGCCCCTCATTTGCTAAAAAGGCTGGGGTATCTCAATCTGTTGGCAAAGACTTTGCTGCTGCTGACCTGGGTAAAAAATTTGGAAGCGGCGGGCGGGCTGGTATTAACAAACCCAACACGCGACATGGAAAAATGGATATTCCGGTGGCTAATCTTAATAAGTATGCAGGATTAAAGGGGGGCGGTATGACTAAGAAAGGCAAACGGTTTAGCGGTGAGGATGGTAAGAGTGAGGTTACAAATCCGTATTCAGGCCCGTCCGATCTTAAAGATTTATACAAAGAAAAATATGTTCCTGAAGAAAAAGCCGTAATAGCCAAGTCAAAACCCTCAGAAGAAATTGCCGAAGACACAAAGGCGGTTACTGGCATGGCTAGTAGGAAATACAAAAACATGCCATCAGACGAGAAAAAAGCTGAAAGCGCAGAACGTATAAAAGATATGACTATGGCTGCTGCTTCTCTTACCCCAATAGGAAGACTTGGGCGAGTTGGAGAAGCTTTTATTCCGGCGGGACAAACATATCGGGAGCGACAAAACTTCTTACGGGAAGCAGAGAAAGCTTACACTAAGCAACGGGGTGAGCTTTCTAGAGGTGAGTCCCTTACGCCAGGGCCAAACATATATGGAAGGCGGGGTTTTACCAGTAAAGATGCTGCTGATGCCGTTGCAAAAAAGTATGGCGAAACCGGTATGAAACAAGGAGGCAGTATTATGGAATCCAAAAGTATGAAGTTTGCAATGGGCGGCGGTATGCCTCCTTCCGGCGGGGCGCGTCCTGACCCGCGTATGATGGCAGCAATGATGGCGAAACGTCAGCAACCTATGCGTAGACCCCCGTCCGGTGGCATGCCGCCTCCTGCCCAGCCTCCAATGGGTATGAAGAAAGGTGGAGCTATCATGGAATCCAAAAAAATGATGGACAAGGAAGTTAACTTCTTCAAGAAAAAGGGCGCTCCTGCGTCAATGATCAAGCATGAGGAAGCGGAAGCCAAGGGCATGAAGTTCGCTAAAGGTGGTCTGGCTGATGTTAAGTATGAGAATCGTTCACAGAATGGAAGCTCACGCGCTGGGGAGAACACGAAGATTCAAAAGCGCGGTCTTACCGAGGGTCGTGAAATCCGCATGGCTACTGGTGGCGCTGTGAAGCACTTCGCCAAGGGCGGTGGCATTGAGTTGCGTGGCAAGACCAAAGGTCGCATGGTTTAAACGATGGTCGCTAAAACCACAGACACCACAGCGTTCAACCTAGACCTCAACAGCCTTGTAGAAGAGGCTTTTGAGCGTTGCGGGGCTGAACTCCGCAGTGGTTATGACCTCAAGACTGCACGTAGGTCGTTGAATTTACTCACAATTGAGTGGGCAAATCGTGGTTTGAATATGTGGACTATCGAGGAAGGGGAGATAGCTCTTGTTGCTGGAACGGCATCTTACAATCTTCCGGTGGATACCATAGACCTGTTGGAGCAAGTTATACGCACTGGCACTAGCACCACTCAGACAGATATCAGCATTCCCCGTATTAGTGTTTCGACGTATGCAACCATTCCTAATAAGAACGCTAAGGGACGCCCCATCCAAGTTTGGATTCAGCGTAAGACGGGCGCGACCAATTCAACAAGTGTTGTCCAATACCCAAAGATTTATGTCTGGCCTACTCCAGATAGTGGAACCACTTACACCTTTGTTTACTGGCGTATGCGCCGGATGCAGGACGCAGGTAATGGTTTAAACGGGCAAGATATACCCTTCCGGTTTATCCCCTGTCTGGTGGCTGGGCTGTCCTACTACCTGTCGATGAAGATTCCCGGTGCGGAGGTTCGTTCGGCTGGGCTGAAAATGGAGTATGAACAGCAGTGGCAGATGGCGAGTGAAGAGGATCGGGAGAAAGCTCCGGTTCGCTTTGTGCCGCGCATAATGAGGTAAGTTATGGGTAATCGGTTTTCATCTGGCAAATGGGCTATAGCCGAATGTGATCGGTGTGGATTCCGGTTCAAGCTTAAACAGCTTAAAAGCCTGATTATAAAAACAAAAAATGTTAACATCATGGTGTGTTATGACTGCTGGGAACCTGATCAACCGCAGTTGCAATTAGGTATGTATCCGGTAGATGATCCACAAGCTGTAGAGAACCCCAGACCGGACAACAGCTACTACGCTAACGGAAACGATGGCGCTGGTGGCAGCAGAGTTACTCAGTGGGGATGGAACCCAGTGGGCGGTTCTAGAGGTTTTGATGCTGCTTTAACCCCAAATGATCTGGTGATCAGTACTGGGCTTGGAACAGTTACAGTAACAACTTCTTAGGAGACATCATGGCTACCACTAAATACAAACAACCCCAACCGAACAAGAACAAACCGGGGGAGCAGAAAGATACGGGTTATCCGCAAACAGGGACGAAGACCAGCGGGATTAAAATCCGTGGAACCGGGGCGGCTACCAAAGGCGTAACTGCTCGCGGGCCTATGGCTTAAGGCGTTTAAACGTGAACTATACTGAGTTGGTCACGGCGATTGAAAGCTACGTTGAAAACGACGAGTCTTCTTTTGTTGCTCAATTGCCTAACTTCGTGCAGTTGGCAGAAGAACGTATTTACAATAGCGTTCAGATACCTGCTATCAGGAAGAACCAGACAGGCACCCTCACTTCCTCTAACAAGTATCTCACCTTGCCTACGGATTGGTTAGCGACATTCTCGCTCGCTGTTATAACTCCCGTTACATTGGAGCAGACCTTCTTGTTGAACAAGGATGTGAACTACATCCGCGAGGCATATCCCCTTCCAACGGATACAGGCGCTCCGCAGCATTACGCTCAATTTGATGCAGACACCTTGATCCTTGGGCCAACTCCAGATGCGAATTATGCAGTGGAGCTTCATTATTACTACTACCCTGAGAGCATCGTCACGGCTTCAACCACTTGGCTAGGGGATAATTTTGAGTCAGTGTTATTGTATGGTGCGCTGCGGGAAGCCTATCTTTATATGAAGGGTGAAGCAGATATTATTGCAAACTACGAGTCAAAGTATCAGGAGTCTCTGATGCTGTTGAAAATGCTGGGTGATGGTAAAGACCGGCGTGATGCTTATCGTAGTGGTCAGGTTAGGGTTCCGGTGCAATGACCATCTCACAGACTACATGTGATAGCTATAAGACAGAGCTTCTTCTGGGGATACATGCCTTCGGGACTACTGTAGTTAGAGCAGCAACCACTGCGGATGTCTTTAAGATAGCTCTTTATTCATCTACAGCTACGCTGGATAGCTCGACTACGGTTTACAGTGTAACTAATGAAATAACTGGCACTGGGTATTCGGCTGGCGGGAAGATACTGACTATCAGCCCTGCCCCTGCGGTTTCAAGTAATACTGCTTTTCTGAGCTTCTCAAGTGCGATATGGACATCCGCATCTTTCACTGCGGCTGGTGCGCTCATATACAACAGTTCACAAGGGGATAAGGCAGTTGCGGTGCTTAGTTTTGGGGGTAATAAAACAGTGACAAGTAACTCCTTCACTATTGTGTTCCCCGCTGCTGACTACACTAACGCAATCATACGGGTGGAATAACAAGCGCGCACTTAACCAAACTGAGGTTCAACGTCTATACACTGAGCCATTCGCGGGGATTTACAAACCTAGACAATACTGGTCTAGGGCTGGTGCCGCTGCTGGTGGCGCATTATTTTCCTCGCAGATGGTAAAACAATACTACGTGATGCCATGATTAAACAGCAGACATTTGAATATCGGTGCAACGAGGATGAGCTTGCGGCGATTGCCACGGCGCTTGATCTGATGCGGCAGAAACGCCACATCGAGGCGCAGGCCGTGTTGATTGCTCGGCACGACCTGCTTACTGCAAAGCCGCTATTGAAGCAATACAACCAGCATGAGGCGCGAGCATGAGCATTGTTATCGGCACGCCATATACCAAGGGCGCAGGCTACCTGATGGACGGCAAGAATTTGAACGCCAGCAAGCGGCATGAAGCGGACATTCGCACATGCACGCATTGTCAGAAAGTGATTGCATTGCAGGAATGGAAAGACGCGGGCGCATGGTGCGGCAAGTGCATGGCACCGATATGTGACGGGTGCGGTGTGCGAGCGCAGACATTTGGATGCGAACCGTTCCTGCAAAAGATTGAACAGTTTGCAGAAAGTCAGATGAGATTTCAGAGGTTGTTGAAGGACGCGGGGATGGCGGCGCCGGTTCCCCATAATCCAATCTATACCGGCGCTACCTAAAGGAGAATTACATCATGGCACAGTTCGGTTCAGGCACTAATGCTACTTTCACGCCCACTGCTTCGGCAACCACGTTAAACAATGGGGTTCTTACCATGCTCACCGTGGGCAACGTCGCCAAGGTTAAGATGATTAACTGGGGCGGTTCCGGCACTTCGCTTGTTGGCTACATCACTCGTTGGTCGCGCAGCACTACTGCGGCTACGGGTGCGGCTACCAACGGGCTGATTACTTCCACTTCACCCGCCATCACGCCGGTTGCGACGTTCGTGTTGTCTTACGCGACTACGCCGCCCGCAAACGTGGCCGATACTTTCCTGTTCCGCCAGAACTGGAACGTGCAGGGCGGCGGCGGTGTGGTGGTGCTTCCGATAGGCGGCGAGTGGTTCGTCACGGGCGGTGCGCTTGCCACGGTTTACAGCCAAATCGGTTGCAACAACAATACCGGCGCGGGTGCTGACGTGTCGAGCTACGGCATGACTTGGGAAGAATAACTTGAGCCTTGCAAGCGATTACTCAACCGCCTATGCTGCCGCAGAAGAGGCAAAGGCTAATATTGTTGCCGAAAAGCCCGCATCGTTTAGCGGGCCTAATGGCACGGCAGAAGTTACCATTGATGGTCAATTGCATTTGATACAAACCACAAGCGGTGACTTCACAATCTCTGGTGCAGGCGCTTTGGCGTTTGCAACTTGGATTAATAATACCTTTGGAGGATAACCCATGTTCCAAAACTTCCGAGGGACGCTGTTAGACGCATCGACAGCGGCTTTTCCAACTATTACCGCGACTGCGGAAACGGTATTAGTTCCTACGATATTCACGCCGTTACCAGCAATGTCGCAGCGTGTCGGTCAGGTTTACAAGCTGACGGTAGGCGGAACTTGCACTACGGGAACGGCGGGAACGCTGATTATTACGCCGCGTTACGGGCTGGTGATCGGCGGCACATCGTTGACCGCATCGGGGGCGCAGAACTATGTGCCTTCGATTACGACTGCGCCATTTTTGTATGAGTGTTGGGTAGTCCATCGGGTTATCGGTGTTGCTGCTGGTGCTAACTCTTCTGTGGTTTGCACTGGACGGTGGGTATCCGGTGGTGCTATTGCTACGGCGGCAAGTCAGACGGTGGTGACACATACCAGCACAGCCAGTGTATCGGTTGATACTACGGTTGCGACTGGTCTGTGGATAGGCGTTACTTTTTCAGTTGCGCCATCGGTAATTCCGCTTTGGTCAACGTGGGAAGCTATTAACTAGTGGCACGAGGTCAAGATCGGGGAATTGGGCGCGGCGCAGGAGTGCCGGGAGGCATTGCGCCCAATCTTCAAACCAAGTTTGTAACACAGAAACTATTGGTTCCAGATAATTCTGGGCCGTTGGGTTCGTTTGTTAATACGCTTTCTTCAAGCCCGCAGATTGCTAATTACAACCTGATAGCGGGCATTGGCTTTTTCTTAGCTTCCGTAGTCAGTGGGCAAGTTCCCGGAGCAAACGCACAGGAATACAGGCACGGCACCCACGCTGTCGCCATCCAGACCGCTGAAGGTTTAAAGACTACGATATTTAGCGCGGCAGCTTCGCCGCCCGCTACTGCAACAGCAGTCCCGCCGTTTATCTCGGTTCAGCAGCAAACATACGATGATGTAAAACCCGCTTTATTTAAGCCGGTAATTATCGGTCAGGGCGCAGTCCCGGCTACTACGTTAGCACCGCCCCAGAGCGACCCTACGCAGATTGGCGCGCAGATATTTGAACCATTAGCGCCAACTGCTATAGTTTCAAACCCGATTGCTGCGTTTTTTGCCACGCTTCCTCAGGATGAGAATCGGCAATATTCTACTATTTGGAAGTCGCAAACGGCGGGACAGAAACCGCCTGTAATCCCGTTCACACGAAGCGTATCGCAGGACGATACATCCCAAATCGCCGCGCTGGTGATCAAGGCATCGCAATCGGCACCTGCGGTATCTGCTCAGTGGGTTCCGCCGCCCGTTATCGGGCTACAGCAGATTTACAGCGATATTCTGCCTGCTGCAATTATGCCATCACTGGTTGCGGGCAGTCTGCCCGGTGCGAATGCACAGGAGTATAGATGGGGTAGCCACGCACAGGCTACGCATGAGGCAGAACGGGCAAAAACAAAGGTTTTCCCTTCCGCTGTAACACCGCCAACGGTTGTTAGTGCAGTCCCGCCGTCTATATCTATCGGGCAGCAAGTCTATGATGATGTGCGCCAAACGGCGCTGACGAAGCCATCGATTGCGGGTAGCACGCCAACGGTTAGGCCGGTGTTTACTGCTGGATCGCAGTTAGTAGACCTGACGCTACAGCCGGTCATTACCAAACCGCTCATAACGGGGCAAGGCCCGTTTTCTGAATACCCAGATCCGGCCTACGTTTTGGCGGGAGTTGTTTACGGCCCCGGCGGGATGTACACGGGCACCTTGACTCTTACCGCAGGTGAGTCAATAATAGGATTAAGGTCTTTTACCGGAAGATTCTAAATGGCAATTAACTTAAAAGCAATTACCACGCGGCTTGGCTATCAACAGATCACTTCGTTGAGCGCGGCCACCGGATTAACGGTTCCCGTGATTGACGTTCAAGGTCTACGGTGCAAGCCTGCTATTGCGATCATTACACCAGAAACCCAAGCGGTTCGCTGGCGCGATGATGGCACTGCACCGACCGCATCGGTTGGGATGCCTTTGGCGGCTGGCGTTACGCTGCAATACGACGGCGATCTGACGAAAATTCAGTTTATCGAACAAGCCGCCAGCGCCAAAATCAACATTAGCTATTACGCTTAACGAGGCCGCTATGGATGTCTCTAACGATATTCAACAACCAGTCGATATGGTGAGTTACATCACCGAACAATTACCTAAAGACTTGTTGCAATTGATTGCGGTGCGTGACGAGCTGGCTAAAAGACAAGGTGCGATAAACGCCGTTGAGGACACCAACAAGCTAAAAGACCAAGCTACCGCTGCGCTTGACACTGCCAAAGCTGAAGCGGCGGCGATGCTGGCCGACGCGCAGGCGGCGCTTGACGCGGCCAAAGCTGCAAAAAAGGCGCTTGACGCTCGGGAAAAAGAATTGATCGCCCGCGAAAACGCGTTTAATACCGATAGCGAAAAAACCGCCAAAGACCAAGCTGCAAGGGATCAGTCTTTGCAAGTCCGCGAACTGGCGGCAACCGAACGCGAAACCGAATTGGACGCTGCTGCCGCCACCTTGAGCGCGGCGCGGAAAGCATTAGACGTTCGGGTAACGGCTTTTCAAGATAAGGTCGCTGCTTTGACCGCATAGATTAAACCGCACTGGCGCGGTACGCCAGGG